TCATTCGCCATACCGTGCCATCACAAACTAAGGTAATAGTGTCGTTTACGACCGCTGTTGCCTGTGTGTTTGTAAGCGTGGTTGTAGATAAGGTTGACCCCGTTGCAGTTGTCTTATACTTCATCGTTCCACCTGTAATGGTGAAGCCTGTTGTAACGTCAGAAACGGTGAATGAGTACCATAAACCGTTTGATGCGGTTGGTAGTGTCCAAGAAGGTGAACCCGAAGTTGCTCGGTTGTTGAATGTCTGGCCACATTGTGCAGCTGTAAGGACAACTGTTGCCCCAACTAATGCACTATTGGTAACTGTTCTTAATGCACCTGCACCAGCTGACGCGGTGGTAAATGTAGTTGCACCAGCAACAGCAAGGGTACTTTGAAAAGTAACCGCTCCTTGAACGTTGAGTGTAGAGTCGAAGTCGGCAGCCTTGTCGGTTTTTAAACCATACGCCATTACTATCGACGTTACGTTTTCTATGTTTTTATTTCCAGCCATATAAAAATCCCGCCTCTATTAGCTTTTGGCGAGGAATTCCTTTCTATTACTTACAAAAATTAGTCGATCATTAACCAAACAGGTGAGACCTTTGCTGATACTCCTAGGATGGATGCTGTGCCAATATTTTCTAACAAGGTAACTTGTTTCGTAACTGCTCCCGCTGTAGTTGTAGATGGTGAGATACCCTCTCCTAAAGCTGCAACTGTGACATCTGAAAGCACTGATGCTGATCCGCCTGATTGAACGAAACCGTATTCTCCTGCTGCAATTCTAAAAATTGCTACTCCAACTGTTTTACCTGTTCTGGTAGTAGGTGACACTATAACTTTTGCGTGATCGTTCATGTGAGCGGTTACCTTACTGGTTGTGGCAAGTGCTACTCGTACTGGTTCAGCGATTGTAAAGGTCAAAGCTGCACCCGATACTGCTACATCATTACCGACGATAGTAAAGACCTGTCCGATACCTGTTGAGGTAGTGACTGTAAGTGTACCTCCTACAAATTGATTAGCGGTTGTAGTGGTTGTCCCGTTAGTGATTACTAATGTTTTAGCTCCGATAGCTACTACTGCCGGAACTGCCATTTCGGTAAATTGAACGTCTCTAGCAGATGATTGAATGAGATTACCTTCAACCAAAGCTACAGCACCGTTAAGAACATAGCGATAGCGGTTGCCTTGAGTATCTTCAACTTTGAAACCTACATCATGGCCCGCCGTAGCTGAGCTTGAGTATAATTCTTGTACTGTTAATTTTCCTGTTAGTTTGCTCATATTATTCTATTCCGTCGATATTATAAAGTTGTCCATTTCGGCGTGGTTCCCATGCACAGACATTTCCAACGATTGCAAAGTAAGCAACTGTACCAAGTTGAGTAACTAATGACTCATCTTTTCGGTAGAACCAACCTACTGGAGATGGTGGCATATCAACTCCGGCTGCACTTGATTCATAACCTTCACCCTCACCTAGAGATACTTTTTCATATCTGCCTTTTAATCTAGTTGGGACTCTGTCGTTACCATACCAGCCGAATGTTCTTTCATTTAGATCATAAAGTGATTCAGCTTTAGCAGAATCATCCTTAATAATAGGTACGTTCCTATAAAACATTGTCGTAAATCCAGCTTTTGCACCGAATTCACCTGGAGCCATAACGTCTAAACCTCGAAGTGGAAGTTTAGGCATTTGATTTGCGCTGAATTGGTTTTGTAGGAAAGGAGTTAATAACTCTTCAATGAAGGACCAAATTGTTTTAGTAGTTGCTCTGATAGTTGGTGAACCTTCTTTAGATCCTGAGGCTGAAATTGCATCGTCCAAAGCTGAGATTTTAGCTGCGGTGATAACTGTTAAGGCATCGGTATAAGTCCCCTTTAATACTGTATAAGTAGTTTTTGATTGTCCACCAATGGAGGTTTTAAGTGTTCCGTTATCCGCGAATGAATCGAGACCGTTTGGTTTATCGCCTACTCCTGCACCATAAATAACATCTCCAAGCTCTTGAGTGACAACAGCAGCTGCTTCTTTGTATTTGAAGGATTCTAAATCAATAACGCCATTGTCTCCATCATTGGCAAAGTCTTCAAAATCAATCATTGCCTTAGGTTGAACACCCATTGTCCTGCCATAAGATAGTGTGATTGTGTTGTTAATAGCTGAGGCTGAAAGTTCTTCACCACCGCCACCTAACCATCGGAATTGTGAATCTCTTGAATGTGTAATTGTGAAGTCTTTTGTTTTACCTGAGAAGCTTTTACCCATCGAAAATACACGGGAGCCGAGTGTGGTTGCGATAAGCACATTATCAACGACCTTTCGATAAAGGTCTCGATCTGAGAAGTTGTCTGTTCTATTTCCAAATTGAATTCCGTCGTATGCCATATTTTTGTAATAAAAAAGCCCCCTCGCGGGAGCTAAGTTGCTATATATCAATTATCACACAACCAAAAAGACCTTGTCAACTATTCAACCTAGCCTTAATTCTCGTACTTCGCTTTAACAATGTCATCAATGTCCATTTTGTTTAGAGCACTATACGCTAGACCATTAGTAGAGCTTGTTGTTCTACCTCCACCAGATACCGGGACATTAGCACCCGTAGTGGTAGCAGTACTTAAAATGTTAGGGGTTTCATAAAATACTTCTTTTAATGTCGGGACATAATCAATACCATTAGCTTGATTCTCATCTAATATCTGTTTTAACCTGGTTAGGATTTGAACCTTAGCTACATTCCCTGGATCGTTTGGATCTTGAGCGTTAACTATCTGAGGAACTCTATTTGCGTTAGCAAGATCTTTATACTGATTTAACCATAACTGTTGAAACTTCTGTGCTCCCTCTGTTATTTGTTTCTCTTGTGATTCCTGTTGAAATCTAGCATCCTCTTCTCTATCCTCTAAAACCTTTTTAGCAGCCTCTGATCCTCTTTCCTCAGCTAATTTAAGTAACTCTTTTGGGTCAGTCGGTAGTTGTTCCTCTTCTTTTTTAGTTAGTCCAAATGCCTCCGATAATTTAGCCAGTACTCCCTTTGATACTTTTTCCGTAATAGTCGCCTCGTCAATGGGTGGGGTTGATGTTTCAACTGGCTGTACAACTGGATCAGGAGTAACTGCGGGCGAAACTACTGGTTCTGGTGTGACTACGGGTGGTGTAACTGGTGGTTTGTTTAGATCTTCTGGATTCATGGTAAAGCCCTATTAAAAATAATATATCATAACGAGTTTTTTAATGCACGTTTAGCTTTTTCAAGATCGGTAGGTGCTCCACCTCTAGCTGCCTAAGTATTTTTTTAAGAGCGGATCTAGCATTATCCATTTTAGACTCCCAACATATTTCTTATTCCACCTACCGCTTGTCCGACTATTCCCTGTGGCTGAGTTGCCACATTACTAGGATCGGTAGGAGAAGGAACAGCAGGTGATGGACCCGGCTGCACTGCTCCTACCGTAGGTACTCCGCTCTGAACAGATGGAGTACCAGTTTGAACTTGCCCTGCTACTTGATCTGCAATCTGCTGCATATCCTGCCCTTGCACTATTTTTTTGTACCACATCTCAGGTTGACTATTATATAAGAAGATTGCCTCGGCTCTATCCTCTACATTAGGAATTCCCATATCTTTTAAGAAAAAGTAAGGCTCAGTAAAACCTAGACTCGCCATAGCCTGTGCATTCCGCTCAGCCCGCAGTTTATCGGTTGTAGAGGCTTTAACTACCACTTCCATACCATCATCTATCGAGTCATTAGTAAGTCTTAAATGGAGATATTTACCCTCTTCAATTCCTGCCATCTGCTTAAAATGCTCCTCGGTATATCTTAGTTTCATCATATGCAACCTAGCCTTAATAGATTCAGTTGAAACGTGTAAAATTGTATCGCCCACTAAATCATCATTCTTGGTAAAATCAGCCTCTCTTGAGATTTGATTAGTGGTTGCCACCTGAGTTGTAATCTCGCCCCTTGTAGCTCCATGCACCGAAGCCTTGGCGAACATCCGCTCCCGTCTGTCCCTAATGTGTTGAAACATCTCACCCGGGGGCATTACAGGCTGAATAAAGGCGTGAACATCGTTTGGGTTACCCTTAACTAGAATATCTTTATCTGGGTCGTTTAAATCCATAGCTTTTAAGGCCTTCTTATCAACACCTGAGTCGGATCCCCAAACGTGTTTACCTTTGTGGTTTTTAACCATTGAATCTGTTTGACGTTCAACATCATCCATCGACTTTTGAAGTGGTATATTCTGCTCAATTCTGGAAGTTTCATCTATCGCAGATCTTAGGAACTGGTCAAAAGTCATAAAAATATAGGGCTTCTGGGGATACTCAAAATAATTATTAAATACTTTTTTAATCTCAAAACCCTGAGGTTCTTGTCCGAACAATAGTATCTGCTCCATAACATCAGGGGTAATAGGCTTTCCTTGCATCATCGGCACATCGTGTCCCTCGTAGTCCCAGTTTGGGTTCTTACTCTTTCCTAAGAGCAACTCTTTTGATACCTTCCAGCACACCCCCGACATAAAATCAAACTTAGCGTTTTCTTTAGAGTCAAAGTCTTTTGCCTTATCAAACCAGTCAAACCAGGTTTCGTTAACCGTTAACTTTTGAGCTAGTAACCAATCATTGTTTTCGTCGGTGTCATTTCCGATTGCCGGGTTTTTATTCTTAATATGGGTCTTTAACTCTTCCTCTTTTTCGGGGAATAACATCGCCCATTCCTTACCTGTCTTATCGACGTAATGGGTGATAAAGGTCATCTCTTGAGGGTTAGAGGATATGGCTGTGTGATCTAGTAGGAGTTTGTCAGGGCTGACAACCTCTTCGACGATATCTCCTATTTTCTTTTTAGAGGCATCCCACCTGTATTTCTTAGCAGCTATTAGATAAACAGGCATATGTTTAAACATCATGCCTAAATCTGTTTTGTTTTTATCTGAGTCGACATACTTCTCAAAGAATTTAGTTAGCATTTCGGCAGTCTGCTCTCTATCGGGTTCTTGTCCTATCCCACCTGTTGAAACCGTGTAATCAGGCATCTTAGAGGTGGCTAGAGCTTTAAGCATACCCTCAAACTCGTAAATGACATTATCTACAAACTCAGAATCGTAATCTTTCAAATTCTTACCAATAAGCTGCCGACCAAATAGATATTTAACCATCTGGTCACGCCTGGCTTTTAAATTTATTTCAGGGGATTCCCAGTGTTTTTTTGCTTGAGTCTCTAAGTTGGTAATATATCTAAGTAGTCTATCGTCTTGTAGCTCTACATCTAAAGGCTGGAGAGTGGTAACTACACCAGCTTCTTGTGGGTCTGTCATTACAAAATTATATCACGTTGAATATCCAGAATATAAACTACACCTAAGAATGTTTGATTTTGTTTACAAAAAGGATTCACGCAAGAATATCTATCACCCTTTTTAACCTCGGCCTTTGACTGAAAATGTACCACCTTATCCTTGTTAAAATACAAGCTCTGGGCTTGGCAGTTAAAACAATGATAGGGTTTAATCATATCATCTGCTGGGTAACTTTGAATCCAAAAATCCACACTTGAATTATTCTGCGAAGTTGCCCTAAAAGAGTAATTGATATTACCAGCTGTTCGTTGAGGGTGGATTATAAACTGTGGGGTTTCATCAGGATCATAGCTGGGGTAAATAGCCTGGACTTGCCCCTGATATTGTAGAGTGATATTTTTGGTATAAGGACAGAAAAATACTTTTTTTTCATGTATCTCCTCTGGTAGTGGTTTAGAAACTAGGACTGTTAAAATGTTTTTTCCGATTATTGATTGGCTCAAATTAATTATCACTGAAGATATCTAAATCTTCATTGATTGAAGTCCTCTCCGCTACTATAGCACCTCCACGATCACCCGTTTCAGCTTTGGCATCAATCCACGGGATATAATTAAGTCCAAAGGAACTACTATCACAATTGGATACGAGTACATCCCCTGCTGTGTACATTCCTGTATCCGTCTCTAGGTTGTACGTTATGGTTTCGTCTCCACATTGACATTCCATGTGAGTAACAGCAGAACCTTGAAAATGAGGGGAAATAGGTTTTGTAATCTTCTTTACAAAGTTCACAATTTTTAATAACCATAGGTTTATTCTTCCACGCCAGTTTTCCAATTCGTAAGTGTAATTTATGTCCCTCTGGGCTTCTATGGAATAGCCTCGCTTTTTCTTGTCCAACAAAACCTCGTTTTTTAGCAGCCTCTCTAATCGTAAATAAATGCTTCTTAGGGTGGTCGGCAAAATTGACCATCTCAAGATTTTCAATATCGTTGCTATCGTGGTTGCTACCCTTATGGTGAATGTGAAAGCCTTCAGGAATATCCCCCTTAAAGAATCTCCATACATTGCGGTGTAACTCTTTGTTAATTTTTCGTTTCTTCTCTGGACTACACCTAAAATATGTTTTATCTGAAATGTTTGTTGAATCAGGGTATCTTCTATACGGTTTTCCGAGAAAATATACACGTTCCACAATTTGTCCGTTGCTTTCAAATCTCTCAATGGGCGAAATCCATCCTGGGTTAAAAATGGATGATTTGCAGTAACCTTCATTGAACGGAAAGTATTTACTGAATTTTTTCCTGTTTGGATGTTCTTTAAGACTTTTGACCAACCTATCGGTGTCCATACTTTATCTTTTGTTGTTACTTCAATTATGGGTTTATAACCTTGCTTTGTCAATATGGGGGTGTGTCTACAAAAGCAAGCGTGGTCCTCAAGTTTACTATTCATATCTTCTATGTCTAATTCGTCAGGCTCCATAAGCGGTAAGGTTCTAGTCAGGTTAGGGACATCTTTTGTAATAATCCAATAAGGTTTACCATCAGGAGCAAGCCTCATCCAGTCCATCATTGACGACCACCTGGCTTTTCTATTCTTACTTCCTCGTTCGAAAGTGTAGGTTTTCCCCTCTTGTTGACTAAAAGACTGGTTGAACTGTTTAACGATAGATAGTGAACCATCTAGCACTACACTAAACATCGTGTTATCGACGTAAATCTTACTAACTGAATCTGTCAGTATTCCATACTGTTCACGCTTCCGAATAATGTCCTTAGCCCATTCAGAGGGTGTTTTGCCTACACCATAAAGCTCCGCAAAGGTATAAACCCTATTAAAATTTATCCCCGCATATTTCTCTTTAACTACCAGGTGAGCCAACCAACAGAAGGGATTGGAAATACCCCAATCGATAGTTTCAATGACCTGCGCCCCGGGATAAGCTCGCATAGAAGTTTGTATAGTGTGGGTATCGTATGACCAGGTAGGAAAGAACCGCCCGGATGATTGCTCGAATGAAGCCATATACTCCTGATTAAACCACGCTAACTTACCTTTCTCCTCAGCCTCAACCCGTCTCTCTGCGATATATCTCACGAAAGATGTTCGCTCCTTTGATCCTTCCGGCCATGTCCTATTATCTAGTGAGGTAAAATGCCAAGATTCATAATCAGGGTCTTTAGTATACTTTTTACCAAAGTCAGGTATTTGTATTTTATGGCTACCCCTTAGAGCTAGATCGTGGAGCTTCCCCAATCCCTTAGGAGTACCAACATACATCTGCCTGTGGTTGGGTGAGTCGGCTAGGGCTGGTTCAATAACATCAAATGCCTCGGGTTTAATATCATCAGTCTCGTCCCAGCCGATGAAGTCTAACCCTGAACCTCTGAGCGAATCATAATTGTCAGAACCTTTAAGCCTTACCCAGGAATCAGTATGTTTAAAATATAGTGACAGTTCAGACTTGTCAGCCTTACAGATACCAGCATTTACATAGGGCATAAAATACTGGGTAATATCAGGGTCAATCCAATAAATCTCTTTAGCTTGTCTATATAATGGTAGGATGATCCAGGCAATTTGCTTTGGAACTTGAAGAGCCAAAGATATGGCTTCATTTAAAAGAAGTGCTGATTTGCCGAAACGTCTCCCACAAATTGCTACTTTATTTCTAGCGGGTGAGGCGTGAATAGGTCTTTGGTTATCGTGAGGGGTGTAGAGTTTTAGATCCATTCATTTTTTTAATACCTGGTCAATAATTATATTGACGGTTCCTTCTATCTCTAAAGATTTCTTTTCACCCCATTCATTAGGTCTGCGCCTTGATAAAACCTCAAGAGCTAACCGCCCGGAAGTCTCAGCAATGGTTTTTACATTAACTATCTTAATCATTTTTTCAATGTAAACAGTCTCGGCAAGCTCGACTAATACCCGGAATGCAGGCTTTTTTAGCCACATCTGAAAAGTTGTATCTGATATTCCACATAAATTACCTGCATCTTTTCTAGTCTGCCCATTTTCTAGCTTTTCTTTGATTTTATCTATAATAGTTTGGTTATATTTAGCCATTCTTATTCCTTCCTTATAAAGTTAGCGTATCTTTTTCTTATAACATCGCAGTATTTGGGGTCAAGCTCCATCATATAGCACGTTCTATCTGTCTGTTCACAGGCTATTAGTGTTGAGCCTGAGCCACCATAAACATCTAATATAATTCCGTTATTAGTAAAAGTCTTTATCGCTAATGCGGCTAATTCGACTGGTTTTTGTGTTGGGTGCGCATAACTAGCGGATGAGTCTTTTCCGATACTCCAGACACTTCCAATTCTCTTTCCACAAATCTTGTTACCCCTGTTCCATGCCATGATTATTTCATAGTCTGTTGACAGACTATGCTCAAGGTCTCCAATCCCTCCACCGCCCTTATCCCATATAATCATATTATTCATTTCACCAATAACCTCCATTTTAAATAACCATTGTCTCAAAACCTTCCATGTCGTACAAACTAATACCCACCCATTGGAATATGTCATTGCTGTAATTATTCCTGTTTCATCTATATTATCATCATTTTCTAACACGTTAAACTTTTTGCTTTTTGTTCTCATGTTAGATTGATAACTAACCCCATACGGCGGATCAGTAAACACCATGTCAGCCTTCTGTCCGTCCATCAGCTTCTCTACATCTTCAATCTTGGTTGAATCGCCACACATAAGATAATGTGATTTAACATCACTTTCTTGATATTCAATAGTGTGTCCGCAGTCGCATTTATGAGTCATACCTACACCCCTTTGAAGCGTTGCATTTTCTACACATCTTTTGCAGGTTAGATATATGATTATCTCCGCCTTTTGATAGTGGTTTAATGTGATCTATCGTCATATCTTCTGTACTCCCACACTCAACGCAAACATCTGGAAGTTTTTTAACAGCTTTCCAATCAATGTATCCAGCGTTATAACCACGCCTTCTATATGAGTAAGACTTTTCATTTTGTTTCTTTTTATCTGGGTGTCGATTGTAATATCTAGTTGTTCTTTTAACCTGAAGTGCTTTGGTCTCTGGTTTACTTCTGTATCTCTTTTCACAATCATTTCTAGCATCGCTTTCATACCACCTATTAAGAGACTCTTTGCCCTTTTTACTATCTTTGTATTTTCTAACTGATATGGATCTAGCTTTCTTTTTACAATCAACAGAACAACACTTTTGGTTAAAGTGTTTTTGTTCAAATTGTTTATTACAGATTTTACATTCCACATATATATTATATCACCGCACATCAATTAAATGGTGTTTCTTTTTACACTTGGGACAGTAAATCCATCTGCCCAACTGATATACCTCACCTAATTTACTCTCAGCTACCTCGGGAACAGGTGGTGCTTCATCATCCTCCTTAATATCCTTTTGGAATATCTTGTCTAGCTCCTCATCAAATCCTACCATCCTTAATAACTCCTCATCAAAATTACACAACTCGTCCCAATTCCACTCACCTACATTTTTATTAAGTCTTAGGTTTAACTCTTTCTCACGCTCTAAATCATCTATGGTTACATAAACCACAGGAATAGTTCCCTTCCCCATCTCTTTTAAAATGTACCACCTTTGATGACCACCTATGATTATATTTTCTCTACCTTTGGCATTATTAACCACAATAGGCTCAACCATACCAAACTGCATGATAGACTCCCATATTTTAGCTTTAGCTTTATCAGTTAAAAGTCTGGGGTTATAATCTGCGGCTATTAACTTAGATATTTCAACATCTACTACATTCACTTTACAGCCCCCTCCACTGAGCTTGCCATCCTTCGCCGAACTGATCCTGATATTTTATTGATCATCATCCTCCTCAACAACTCCTGCTAATCGCTCAAAGTCTTTATCGGCTGCTTTGAGTCTAGGGTTATTTTCAGTATCTATTTCCTCTTTACTAGGGCGTTCGACTACGCCTGCTTCAAACTTAGTATCCTCAATAATAGCTTTAGTCATTCCTAGCTTAGGTAGGAGATAATAGCGGGTAATTTCGTTTTTTGTGCTCAATGGGAGTTCTGAATCTAGTATTTTGGATACTAGGTCAAGGATGGTCAGTTTAGCTTTAGGTTTTGTTTTCATTTTTTCATATCCTCTATACCATATCTTTTAATTCTTTTTTGCATTTATGACCTTCGGCTATATGTTTCTTATGTAATTCAGTGAGATTTATCCCTTTTCTATTGGGTGGCGGAACATTAAATAATCTTGCTTTCTCCATTTTTTCAGGATGCCTTAATAAATGCTCTTTATCATTAGCTAACAATTCTAAATTTTCAATTCTATTGTCATCTTTTATCTGATTTATATGATGTACCACCTCTTCCATTGTTAAATATCTACCGATGGATGCTTCTACTACTAATCTATGCTCAAAAACATAATCATGGTGATCTGCGTTTGGATGCTCAGGTTTTTTAATCTTAATATATCCATGTGTATGCTGTATCCCACCTTTCCATTTAGGATTTAACTGACCAATTTTTTGTTTACCTAAAACCAATCGGACTTCTTTTCTTTTAGCAATATTATTCTCCCCTGTAAAAAATTTATATCTACAATTTCTTGAACAAAATTTACCTCGCCCAGCATTGATTACCCATAACGGTATTTCATACTGTTTTTTACAGTTACCACAATTTACCATAAGGGGAGCACCCCCTATAAATCTTCCTAATTCATTTCTGACACCAACACTCATGGTTGTAATATACATTATTTAATCCTAATTATCAAATCTTACTATCTTTTATTTTGTGATGTCTATTGAAATGCCCATATACATTTTTAGCATTTTTAACATCCTTCTCTGTTACTCCAT